TGGAAATATTCTTGTGATTGCCCTCGCACATGCTATGGCAATTTCTTGGTGTTCCTTCTGAGTTCCATTACCGGATCTTAACTCAATAAAATGAATCCACGAACGAAGTGTCCCATTCATATACATCCTTGACTCTGTTAATCCTTCGGGTAATACAGCTCTTGCCTGTTCCTTTGCAATGCCGTTTTCTATAGCCCATTCATATGTTTTCTTTGCTACAGCCCATACACCTTTTTGTTTTTGTTCCCATTCATATTGAAGGGTTTCATCATCTACCTCAATAGAGTTTTGACGATTCTTTGTATCCTGAAGTCTTGCCTCACGTGTTACAAATCCTAAATCTTCTGTAGGATCTGCATATCGTTGACTAAACTCTTGAAAAGAAAATGACCGATGTCGTAGTATTTGTCTTGCAATATCACGAGTTGTTTCAATCTCTATGCAAGCAGACACCATTTCGAAAGGTGACCAATGTTTGTGTTTTGCAAGATATGATAACAATCTTTCGGACGTTTCTTGGTTATTTTGGTTCGAGGGGTTCGAGACACGGGCGCAATACGCAATGAGTTCTTGTACATCTTTACCGACATGTAGGTTCTCCGCTGTTTGACTGTAACTAATTAATCTTGCTTTCAAGTGAATAACTCCATCAATAATATGTATAATCCATAGCCATATAATGACCATAAGACAATGAAACCAACTACACTGGTTTCTTCCCACCCATACTGGTCTTTAAGACCTAGACGTTTCAATATTTTATTCATTGTATATATCCTAGACACCAATTTTCTGCAGCATCTTCAGCATAACTTTCACTATGTGCTACACCTTCAGTGAGCATCTGCCGAGTTTCAATTAAATTCTTTTTATCCCAAAACTCTACCTCAAATAATTCCATATCATTATTATAGTAAATGATTGCTTCACGGTTGGGATATGTTTCATCACCCCAGTATCTGCTTATTTCTTTTCTCAAGTTTTCACTCCGTATGACCTAGGACCTTTGGTTGTAAATTCAAAGCCTGAAAAGTTTCCAACATAGACCTTTCCGTTCCACTTAAATGGAATTCTACTCTCTGCAAGATAAGCGTTAAAACCAACACCGTGTCTGTACTCACTTATCTCAACATTCAGTGTTTTATCATTATCAGTGCATGTTATTGTTACACTGTCATCATATACATCTTTTTTCATATTACCTTAAAGTCCTTGAATTTTGACATATCTTGTTGCATTGGTGTCTTATCAAATACAGGAGTGTCATCTGTTAATGTTTGCTCATTCTCATCAACATCAAACAATCTCATCTTGCTTCGGTCAACACCAACAACAAACCTCTTGTTTTGTGTTGGATCATTATATCTATTCTTTAATTGTTTGACCATCATCTGGCCCATATTTTCCAATTCCTCAGTCGAGATAAGAGCAAACATGAGGTCGGCCGTTGCTGGGAGGCCAAATGATTCCGATGTATCCTCCAAGCCAACATCCGAGTTTGAATAGCCAGAACGTGTAGTCTGAGTTGCACTAAAAATAGGGACATCGAACTCGACCGCGAGACCACGGAGTTCCTCTGCAATTGCCTTAATATAGTTGTAAGAATTGATTGATCCTCCCATTCCTTTCATACGTGAACTTGCACATATATTTAGGTAATCAATAAAGATAATATCTGGTTCAAATTGTTTTTTCAGTTTCAGTTCATTTAAGAGAGCACGGAAGTGACCTGCATGAGCAGAACCTGTTGGATATTCTTTTACAATCAGTTTACCGTTTGTTTTACGGGCAATGTCCTCAACCTTTGTTCGGAACATTTCACGAGACATATTTGGTAGTTGATCAATAGGAACATTTAATAGGTTCGCGTCAATACGTTCCGCAATTCTCTCTTCAGCCATTTCCATGGTAATATACAAAACGTTCTTACCATCCACAAGAGCACTTGCAGCAACGTGACACATAAATAAAGACTTACCAACGCCGGTACCAGCAAGAGCAATATTAAGGGTTTTATTAGGAATTCCTCCTTTCGTGATCTTGTTGAAGTATTCAAGATCGAATGGAATTCTGTCCTCTTCTTTATGGTAGAAGTCGAATCGTTCTTCATAGTTATCTACATAGTCGTGACCTACATTGGTATCAAAGGCAACACCAAGAGCCTTGGAAAGTAGATCAGGTAATGCACCTTTGGTTAGTGATTCATGTTTGCCATCAATAATAGAAATGGATTCCATAATGGCATTGTATATGGCTCTATCTTGGCACCATTTCTCTGTGGTATCAAGTAGCCATTGCTCATCAATAGGTTCCTTTGTGAACAACTGTGGAATAATATCCACAGCCACTGTATAGTTCTCTCCGGATAATCTATCAGATTGATCCAATTCAATCTTAAATGTCTCAGAAGTTGGTAGCTTATTATATTTGGCTACAAACTTACCAGCCTCTCTGAATAGGATCCGATAGATACCTTCAAAATAATCTGGCTTGATGAAAGGTAATACTTTACGCATAAAGTTTTCATCAGTCAGAATATTTCTTAGAATAGTTTGTTCAAGATTTGTCTGCAAGTTTACCCTCTGCTCTCATCTGTGCACGAATCTTTGTAGCAGAAATATCATGGATTTCTTTACCAAGGTCATGCTCTGTGAATGTATATCCAACACCACGGCCATATGAAATGTCCACAATGTTAGGCACTACCATTATAACATAATCCTTCATAATTGTAAACCCATCTTTGGCCAAACCATCAATGATATTTTGTTGTACTGTTTCAAGATCAAATGGATTATCATCCTGTCCAGGAACACGAGAGTTAGCTTCACGTTTCTCTGGCACTTGTCTAATTAGAATACAAACTTGACCGGTCATAGCATGACAACGCTTAAATAACTCTTGATGCCCATCATGCCAAGGTTGCCAACGACCTAGCATTTGAACCGTGGGATTTAGTGGATCAAACATTTTTCTTATATTCCTCTACTTCTCTAATGTGTTCTGCTAGAGACTCTATTTCCTCATCTGAATACCAATGGTTAACATGGTAATCAAACTCTAATGGTACCTCGAATATCTTATTGGTATCTTCAAATCGACCCTCTGAGATAGTGTCAACCCAAATAGAGATGTCTGCATCAAATAGCTCACGAGTATGTGCTGTAGGACAAACAAAGTCACAGATGACCCAACGGCCATTTTCTTTTTCAAAGTTGGCAATGTTACGCATACGAGTGGCCTGCCGAAGTCTACCTTCAGGAGTAAAGTCCCAATCATTAGCCATCTCACGAATTTTATCAGCATTATACCATGCACATTCAGGTAACTGCTGATATAATTTTTGAGCCAGCCAAGTTTTACCTGCCCCTGGTAGGCCGAAGATTAGTATTTTCATTTTCTCTTTCTTTCATTTCTATTTCATTAGCTTCAATTGCTTTCAGAATAATGTGTTCCAATAACTTACCTGCAAACTCTTGTAGATCCTCATCTGTTTCAGATAAATCATTGTCCGGTGATTCTACAACTTCAAAATTAAAAGAAAGTGTTTCTTCTTCGCCGTCATGTTCATTAAAACTAATGGCACCATATTGGATAATGGTTTCATTGTACATACCTTCAAGTATGCGAACGTTCCATGCCTGTTCATGTTCAGGTGATGGAACTAATTCATATGTTACATTTTCCTCATGCTTCATCTTCTAATTCCAACTCGTTGGATTCATTCCCACCTATTGCAAATTTCTGTTTAATATAGTCTTTAAAGTCTGTTTCTTCTAGGATTGGTTGCCAGAACTCTTTTGTGAGTGTTTCTTTTTCTCTGACTTTGGGTTCCACCAATTCTCCAGTGTCACGATTGACAGCACAATACCAGCCATTGCTAGGTTTCGCCACGTATTGTCCATCGAGTGCCACGGAGAGAAGACCAGAATAGTGCTGCACACCACCATCCCAGCTAACACTAATAGGAATTTTGGATTTTTCTTTGACATATCTAGATTTCTCCACGTTAATTACAAAGTGATAGCCTTTAATCTCTGTTCCTTGTTTATCCTGTTGACGACCAAGGATCCAGATGTTATCAGCTGAGTAGTAGATACCTGTACCACCAGACACAATTGCTTTAGGAAATAGACCCATTTCTTGGTATGTATGGTTGACAGCAATGAGTGGGATATTTTTC